AATTTAATTGAGAATATTTCTGAACACGACGCAGCGCAGAAGCGCGGAGGCCTCCGGATCGTCACCATCGGAGTCAATGTCGCGAAGCAAATGGTGTTCAACGCCTTGTGGAAGCGCAAGGCGGATGACGACTCAACCGCGGGCATGATTCACTTCCCGCTGGAGTATGGCGAATCCTATTTCAAAACTCTCTGCGCGGAAGAACGGTTCGTGACTGACAAAGGCGTCGAGTTTCGCAAGAAAGCAAACGAGCGCAACGAAGGTCTGGATCTCGCCGGCTACCAGGTCGCAATGGCGGAGCTGTGCGGAATCTCGCAGCTCACCGAAGAGCAGTGGGTCGAACTAGAAGTGCGTCGCGAGTCCATGGCGCAGCCTGTCGCAACGCTGCCATCCGTACAACCTTCAAGGCAGGTGCAGGCTGAACGTGTCGAAGAGCGTCCGCGGGAAACCGAGACACAGGCCGTTAACCCTTGGGTGCAAGATCAGGATCGTGCAGTTGAAGGCGGGTACTTCGAACGGAAGAGAGGAGGCTGGCTAGGGCGGCGGTGAGTATCAGGAAGTTTTCGCGCCAACCGCGGCTTCGGCCACAAGGAACGCCTTTTCTCTCGACACCATGCCCTCAATTGCAGCCACGTCCCCGTGGGATGACGCAAGCTGCGCGGCATCCTCAAAAGTATTTGCGCACCAGTACGTAACGCGAAGGCCCTTCTGTCCTCGGTCCGGCGTTGATACCGGAGATGAGACAACACTTGCGACAACAAAAAGGACGATGATGGCCAGCGCTGCTCCTCCGATGAGAGCTATTCCGATGAGTTTGCCTGCGGACCATGGCTTTTTTATCTTCTGCGGATGAAGATACTGAAGTTGCTCGCGAGCCTCCATCCGCGCCTTCTCTTCGAGATAGATCCGTTCGCGTTCTTCCGGCGTCAGTTCCATGCTCCAAGGCTATCAATATATTTATTTCGTGTTGCCCACTAACAAATCGCGGATCCCCCGTTATGATCGTTTAGCATCACGGAAATGTCCGTCTGGATCCTGTGACACTTGCTACCGTGGCATGCCTGGCTGATCCCGTTCGACGTCATGACCTAGACGTTAAAAATGGTCCGCCTCTCTGATGTCGGCAAGATCTGACACCCCAGCTAGCCGTACTTTGATTATCCGGGAAATGCCCTCTAACCCCAATAGAATAATCGAAATCTTCCTGCGCGAATACGACTTTGAAAAGGCGGCTGAAGATGAAAAGCTGATGCGCGAATTCGCTGAAGAAGACTTGACCCCGCCGACTCCCTAAACCATGGCCACCTCCCTCGACCAACTGAACGTGATGCGTGACGGTATCATCGCCTGCATCGGCAACCCGGCCCTCGAAGTCGTGCGCCCGGACGGCGGCCGCGTTCAATACCGCACTGTCTCAGAGGCGCTATTGGCACTCTCTGCTGTCGATGAACTGATTCGTATAGCAGGTGGATCCAGTCAGAACCGAGTCTCCCTCGCGCAGCATAGGCGTGGAGACGGGCTCTCGGGATACGGTGGCGATCGCGGCGATTGGAACGGATAAAGAATGACGGGTTACGAAGCAATAGAAGAAGCGATGCGAGTGGAACAGCGAAAGCAGAAGCCAAGAGAGCAGGCTGGCACGGTCCCATTGACGGCCGCAGCGGTCGACTCCTTAAGCCGGCTTCTCGTGGAAAAGGGCATCGTCACCGAAAAGGAATTGCGAAATAGGGTCTCGTCCTGGATGGATGAGCACGGGTTCGCAATGCCTAAAACCTGCGCCGATCGCAAGAGCGAAGGTGAAGACGGCATGCCGGAATCGAACCAGCCCTCGGGCTCCTATTAGCCCGCGCTCAACAGAGCCATACCGCCCAACTTGATTATATGGAAGCAAGAATTCATCCCGTTTTGATGTGCGAGTGCGGATCCGCGCTGCGAAAGCTCTTCAACGGCAACCTGATGTGCCAGAACCCGGCCTGTGCGCATTGCGGTAATCAATATCACGAGCCCGTCTTCACGCTGAAGCCGGCGGCCGACCCCCGCGAGAAAGTCACCCCCGAGGATCACTTGAAGTTCCTCGAAGCCCACGAAATTTAAGCCGTCCTGAATGAACTCCTGGCAAGAAAAAGCAGAATCTCAAGTCCCATTTCGCCAAGCCGGCATCGGCTGGATCGACCGCGCCATAGGTGTCATCGACCCCGCCCGAGCCCTCCGTCGCGTGCGCGCGCGCATGGCGCTTCGTGCAGTTGAAGGAGCACTGGCAGACGAGAGCGAACGCTTTTCCTATGACGGCGCCGCAGCAGGACGCAGGTCACACGGCTGGTATGCCCCATCCTCAGACGCCAACGTCGAGATTATGGGCAGCCTGGTGTGGCTGCGCAACCGGTCTCGAGAGCTGATCCGGAACAACCCCTATGCCACGAAAGCGGTAGAGGAGCTGGTGGGGAATGCTGTCGGTACCGGGATCGTCCCGCAATCGAAAACTGGCAACACAACCCTGGACGCATTGATTGATGAGAAGTGGAAGTACTTCGCCGAGCAGTGCGACGTGCACCGCGGCTTCGGGTACGCTGGCACCGACTACTACGGCATGCAGGCGCTTGTCATGCGCACCACGGCAGAGTCCGGCGAGATGGTTGCGCGCCACCGTCCACGTCTCGCGAAAGACAATCTGAAGGTCGCCTACCAGATCCAAATGCTCGAGGCCGACTTTCTCGACCACGCCAGGACCCTGGGGACCGTGAACGGCCATATCATGCAGGGCGTCGAGTTCGACATGATCGGCCGGCGCGTCGCCTACTGGCTCTATTCGTATCACCCGGGCGGCATGCTGGTGCTCAATCCCCGAGGCGGAATTGTCTCACAAAGGATCCCTGCCGACCAGGTACTGCACAGCTACCGTCAACTTCGTCCCGGCCAGGTCCGCGGCATTCCATGGCTGCATCCGGTCATGATGGCGCTCAAAGACCTGGACGACTACTGTGACGCCGAGCGCTTGAGAAAGAAGATCGAGGCCTGCGTAGTCGCGTTCGTCACCCAGCCAGAGGGACAACTCGGAGCTCCACTCGGGACACAGAAGAGCACGAGCCCCTACACCTCGACGCCCATCGAATCGTTCGAGCCCGGCATGGTCGAGTACCTGAAGACCGGCCAGGATATCAAATTCAATAATCCCCCGGCGGCCGGCGGCTATCGAGAATACAAGACGACGGAACTCGAAGGAATCGCGGCGGGAATCGGCATGCCCTACGAGCTGATGACCGGAGATATGTCTAAGGTCAACTTCTCCTCATGGCGCGGCGGGATGCTCGGTTTCCGAAACACGATCGAGAATTACCGCTGGCTAATGTTGATGCCCGGCTTCTGCCTACCGACACACCGGCGTTTCATCGATACCTTGATTCTGCAGGGAGACATCCCAACCAAGTATTTGCTCGATCCCAGCATTCACGTCTACGCAACCCAGTGGACGGCGCCGCGGTTTGAGAACGTCGACCCGGTGAAGGATGCAGAGGGCGTGCTCAAGGATATCCGTATGGGCCGCATCACGTGGTTTGAAGCGGTGGCAGCGAACGGGTTTGACCCGACAACGCAGCTTCTGCAGATTCAGCTCTTCAATAAGCTGCTCGACAAATACGAAATCATCCTCGATTGCGATCCCCGCAACATGACGTTACGCGGGCAGGAACAAGCAGCGGACACCGAAGAACGGACGCCTACCGGCAAGCCATCGGGAAAGAACGCTGGGCCGCAGGGAATGAATGCAATGTCGGATGAGGATGTGAATGCGCTTAAGGAATTGCTGGTTTCGCAGCGAGAACAGTTTGACCGGAAGTGGAATAACCCGGTTCGCAGCTATTTAATGTAAAGCGGTCGCTCGGTCCCACATGCTCGGATAGGGTTCGACATCCGGAATAATGCGCCATTCAGCGTACAGTTTGACGCGGGATTCTTCATCAACATGATCAAAGGTTCTACAGAACATAAGAATTCCTCCGGGACAATTCCACAGATTCCCTAGATAATCGCGGGCCGCAGTCATCTGACGCCACTTTAGCAATTCGGGAGTTGAGAACCAGCGCCTCTGTTTCACTCCTCAATTATCAGCCCCCACAGGAAACCAACCATGGAAACTATCGAAAAACTCGCAAGCGATGACGGGTGCGAGTGCTCGTGCACCAACTGCTCGGTCGGCGATTGCTCGAACTGCACGAACGCGGATTGCGACGACGAGAATTGCGACGACTGCCCCATGCAGGCCGCCGGCGAGCAATCGCAGCAGAGCGCTAACCACAAAGGACATCAAATGAAAAGTAATACAAAACAGGCGAGCCTCGAAACCCGGCTTACGACCGAGACATTCGCCATGGCCGACGATGCGCACTTCGCGCCCCAGACTCTGGACAAAGCCAATCGCACGGTCGACGTGGTCTGGTATGGCGGAGCAACGGTGCCCCGGATGGACCCGAACACAGGCGACAGATACAACCTCCGCCTCTCGATGGACGGCTGCAGCCTGGCCCGCCTCAATGCCGGAGCCCCGTTCTTCGATAATCACATGTCTGGCAGCGACTACGCATCGCACTCCGCGGGACTGCCAGGAAGTAAAGCGCAACTTGCTACCGTCCAGAAAGCCTGGAGTGATGGTCCCAAGGGAATGGCTACCGTCAAGTTCTGTGACGAGGGCCAAAACGAGAACGCGGACCAGATGTTTGATGGCATCGCGAGCGGCAAGTTCAAGAACCTGAGCTTCGGCACCACCATCAAGGCGAAGAAACTCGAATCGACCGACGACGTGAATGGCGACACCTATGTCGCGACCGACTGGGAGCCGTACGAACTCAGCCAGGCGAACGTCCCCGCCGACTATACCACCACTTTTCTAACAGCAGAGACAGGGTTCACGGCGCAGGCCGTAGCGGCGGCCATCAAAGCCACTGCGGCAGCGATGACACCCGCGGCAGTCGCAGTTCCACTGACCCCCGGCGAACCTCTGGCGTTGTCGGCAGCCATCGCGCCCGGCACCGTCACGGTCTCTCTCGCTGATCTCAAAGAATTCTTTGCCCCTCAAAACGGCGATGAAAAACGGGCACTCGCCCCAATCACAAAGGAGCCAAGCATGGAACTCAACACCACGCAGGCAGCAGTAGCGGGCGATCAAACCCGTTTAGCAGAAATCGCCCTCGCAGTAGAGGCGGGGAAGAAAGAGGAGCGCGAGCGCGGAACCAGTATCCGTCTCATGCTCGCTCCGTTCAAATTTGACGCGGCCTTCGTCGACGGACACATCAATAGCACCGCGACCCTCGCGGAAGTCCGTGAAGCGACCATGATCAAGCTGGCAGCGGAAGCCGACAAGCACGTGACCCAGGTCGAGCAAGTCATCACTACGCGTGACGGCAAGGAAACCCGCCTTCAGTGCATGGAAGCCGCTCTCAGCAAGCGCGCCAACGTGAACATCTTCGCCAAGCTTCCTGAAGCCGAGCGCATCCAGCAGGAACAGATGGCCCGCGAATACGTCGGGTTCTCGCTGCTCGAAATGGCGCGTGAGTCCGTCGAGCTCGGCGGAGTCAAGACGCGCGGCATGGACAAGATGAAGATCGCCACGCTGGCCCTGATCGCCCGCGAAGGCCACACCGAAGTGTTCGGTATGGGCGGCGCCGAGTCGACCTCTGACTTCCCCGCAATCCTCGCGAACGTCGCCAACAAAACCCTCCGCCAGGCATACGAAGCGTTCCCGCAAAGCTTCAAGGCATTCTCGAAGCCCGCAACGGCCGCCGATTTCAAACCGATCAACCGCGTGCAGTTGAATGATCTTCCCTCCCTGCCGCTGCTCAACGAAAAAGGCGAGTACAAGCGCGTCAACCTGAACGACTCGAACGCGACATACTCGCTGCAGACCCGCGGTGGAATCGTCGCGATCACCCGCAAGGCCATCATCAACGACGACCTGTCGGCCTTCACCCGCACCTCTTCGAGCCTCGGCACGGCTGCAGCCCGCACCCAGTCCGACGTAGTGTGGGGCCTAATCACAGCGAACGGCATTATGGCCGACGGCTTCGCAGTATTCTCGACCCAGCACAAGAATCTCAACACCGGCGCCGGAACCAGTCTCGATCCGACGGTCAACACCGCGGCCAACGCGACCCTTTTCGCTATGGCGATCGCACGCAAAGGACTGCGCCTGCAAATCGCTCCCAACGGAACCCCCTTGAACCTGGTTCCCAAGTTCGTTCTGAATCCCGCGGCGCTTGAAACCTACGCGCTGCAAATCGTCTTCCCGCTCAACCTGGCGGCGTCGACTGTCGCAGGCGTCGTGCCCGAGTACATGCAGGGCTTGACGATCATCACCGAACCTCGTCTCGACACGGTCTCCTCAACCGGATGGTACGCAGTCGCCGACCCGAGCCAGATCGACACGGTCGAGTATTGCTTCCTCGAAGGCCAGGAAGGCGTGTACTACGAAATGCGCCAGGGCTATGACGTTGACGGCCTGGAAATCAAGGCGCGCATCGACTTCGGCGCGCAGATCATTGACTACCGCGGCTTGCAGTTCAACCGGGGCACTTAACAAGAGCCCGATGACCAACTGAGGGCGGCTTCCAAATAGGCCGCCCTC